CTTTAAGAACTGTTGGTTGACTTTGCCGGGCGTCTATAAGTGTCTTAATCTGCTGAACCCCCGGCCTATTCCTAATAGACTTAGCCCTATTATCGAAATCATAATGTAACCTAGGGCCAGGGGCAGTCGTAGCAAGCCAGGATTTTCCAACTTTTTGTTTTCCCACAATTGCCATCGAGAAGAAATCATTCTGAGGCATTGCATTGTCTTTTAAACCTCCAAATGGATCTAGATTCTCATTTACTTTCAACACTGATATTGCATTTGACTCTGTCATACTTTATTTCTCCGTTTACTTTTATTTAAACTTCTTGTGCTTTAACACTATCTTTATTATTCTCTAGCTTTGCTGCATCTAAATCAATAAACTCTTCTTCATGTAATTGCTTTAGCTGTCTTAGTATCTGAAAATGTCCTTCACAAAGATACATATATACAATTATTCCCCCATCAGTAACAGCCCTAGTAGCGTATCTGGGGCACTGCATTTGATTGGGTTTAATTACCTGACATTTTTCCGTCTTTACTACAGCCTCGTGCCCAGTTAAAAGTCTATACTTTGAGGCAACTAATGTTTCTTTTGAATAAAGGTCTTCCATCTATTACTCCTTACTCCATTACGAGAGCCTTCTCAGGATCCCATATTTTAGTTGGGTCGGTATCAAATTCCGAGTTGATGATTGTAAAATAGCTCTCTTTGCTATTCTGACGATGGGCGTTTTGATAAAAACAAGTTTGATGCATGTAATTAGTACAAGCCATTGTGTTCATTGTAGGAACTAGGCCCAAAGTTAAAACATCTACAATTTGCTTTACTGTAGATATTTGACGCAAGCGATATTGTTCGAGTTGATAATCAGTTTTCCATAGCGGAACTCTAGCAAATCGCTTGGTATAATCTTTTTCCGGCTTTACTTGAATTACATTCATCCAAATCTTATTCGCTTTTCTTCCACAAAATTCAAGCTCATTCATAGGGCTTTGTATAAGTTTTTGCGCCGCATAAACATAACCCGTCATTCCGTCTTGAATCTCAAAATCAACCGCAGGAGATATTCCACGAAAATGTCCCTTGGTTTTATGATCCATTGGCCCGATTGAAACTCCATCGTCCATAAGAAGGTCGATCTTTCCACATAAATATATCCTAAATCCAAGAAAAGTTGAATCCAATAAGATAGGAACTTCTTTTCCTTTTCCGAAGTACAATTCCGCACCAACAGTTTTGAATCTCTCATTTTCTAATCCAAAAACAGAGGCATATTGCATTAATAGAGCTAAGAACCCTAGTTTACCGGATATGTCATCAAAGCCTTTATGCTTATCTCGAAAGTATTCCATGTCTCTAGAATCCCAAGCCTCTGCGCTTTCGTCAGTGGCCCATTTAAAGACATCGAAATCTTTATCTGATCTCTGTATATAATATTGTTCAATTCTGTCGTGAAAGAGCGACCCAAAATCGAGAAACCAAACTCTGCCACCTTTGCTTCTTCTACCATTAACAAAGTCCTCCCAAAATCTGCTTTGACACATTCTAAATGTCTGAAGCATGTGATTGTCGAGATAAAGTTCGGGAATATTATCTTCTCCGATCTTTATCCAATGTAATTTAGTTGATAACTCCTGTAACTTCTGTATTTGTATCTGAGTTAGTTCCATTTGACATCCTCGCGGATTGAATTTTTGCTGCTTCTTGTTCTTTTAATTTGTTACCTAAAGCTATCATCTGCTCTACAGAAAGCCCCATCGCAGCCATTTTAGAGGTCATGTCTAAAATCGCCTTGTTCTTAGATACCGCTTTAATTGTTTTGGTTTTTTTAGTTGTAGTCTGCGAAGTGGTGACTGTTTCTGAAAATGGACTCTCCGCTTGCGAGAGCTTGAAGACTTTGCCTTGATTGCGGTGGTAATTTTTGTGTTGTCGTATCTCACGTTCTGCCAACATTCTGTTAAGATAAGCTCTATGATACTGTATAGCTAACTCACACTGGTCGTCGGTAAGAGAATCTATTTTACGCTGAGCAAATAGCCAGTGCATACCACCTAGCTTTATTTGTTTGGCTTTCTGTGACTTAGTATAAGTCGATCCACTTTGCGTGGTTATGATTTTTTCAGTTTTTATATCAGTTATCGTAACTGATACATCATCCAAACAACTTATACAACGATTTGCGTCTATAATTGACGCATTGTGGTGACAATATAATTGTTCACAATCTAAACATCTTTGTATATAGATTGGTTCAATAAGATTGTTTTCACCACAAGCAATACAAACATGAGTGTCGAAACAATTGATTATATTACCATCAGCATCTTCATTAGAGTTTAACTTTTCCTCTGAATCCTGCTGGTCCGGGGTTGTCTTTGATAAATCTTCCGTGCTCATCTTTATACTCCTCTATTAACGCGGCTTTGTTTTCAGCTTCTATGGCTTCTGCTTCTTTAATCGCAGCGAGTTCTTCCGCTGCGAGAATGTTTTTCATTTCATCTTTAACTATACGTCTTTTAGCATTTTCCCAGGCTTTAATTTCAGTTTCACCGCAAGCTAAAACAATAAGACGAGTTTCATCTTTAGTTATTTCATAAGCAACCTTAGTATGGATATTATCAACACTAAAAACAACTGTCGGTCTTTCATATTCATGTAAAGTTGCCCGGGGATGTACATTACGGACAAAAATTATAGTATCAATTATATCTGGCTCGGGATCAGGAGGCCCATTAGTTCCCCAAGTCCAAGTTTGAAGACCCTTATTCAGTTGATTGTTAGGCGGCGGCATTTTTCTTAGCCTCTTTTAACACAAGTAAAGCCTTAAACCTAGCCTCAAGATACGGCATTTTCCCCGAGAAATACTCCTCTAAAAGCAAATTAATAAGCAAGGCCCTATTTGATAGATATGGCCTTGCTTTAATTAGCATGTAGTTGAATCGGGAAAGTCTTACTGAGATAGGGAATGTGGTGCGGGGCGTCATGTATACAGGGTAGCGGGGTTGCCTGTGGGTGTCAAATTGCCTGCAACCCCTTTGTTTTCAATACGATGGCGCGTTTCACACCGCCAGCGACCTCATGGTGCGTCTGATCTCTTCATTTTGGACAATGATCCGGGCAATGTCTTCGGTGGCCACAAAGCTACCGTGGCCGCGTTTAATAGTCGAGTCTGTGCCTGTTCTGTAAAAGTAATCTCCTTGCCCAAGTAAGTTCTCAGCACCATTTTCATCGAGGATGACTCTACTATCCACGCTTGAAGGTAACTTGAAACTAATTCTAGTGGGAAAATTTGTTTTGATGTCGCCACTGATAATTTTAACTGAAGGTCGTTGCGTTGCTGCAATAATGTGGACACCTGCCGCTCTACTGATCTGAGCGAGTTGAGCAAGTGAAACAAGTATTCTCGTTCGTTTATTTTCTTTATCTTCTTCACGCGCTAGCTCCTGATCTTGGGATATTACATCGGCTAGTTCATCTATAACTAAAACGATGTAAGGTAATTTATTAGTCATCATATTGTTATATTCAACAATATTTCTAGCTATACCTCTCATTGCTTCCGTTCTTTGGCGGACTATAGTTAATAGTCGGGTTAAGTGTGGATGTAAATCTTTAATTTTATCTATAACCTCTATTGTATGAGGTAGAGATTGGAAGAGAGTGAGGTCTAGTTGTTTTGTATCTACTAGAAGAAACTTAAGTTCCTTTGGATCTTTTAATACCGCAAGAGATGCAATTAATTGAGATAAGAACACCGACTTACCACTACCAGTGCTACCAGCAATGAGGATATGAGGCTGAGTAACAAGGTCCAATGCAAAGTTCTCACCAGTGGGCGTTTGTCCCATAAGTAACGGGAGTTTATAGTTAAGTTTATGGTTATTAAAAAGTAACCAATTAAGAGAGCTATCAAACCGTATTTTAGCTCGTTCATGATTGGGGACTCCTATACATATTTCCCCGCCGATGCGTTGAATTGTGATTGTTTGAGCCGATACAGCCATTGCTAAATCTTCAGTTCTGGCTAATATCTTTGCTAAGATTTCTTGTGGCCCGGGTTTAAAATAATATTGCGTAATAATAGGGCCCCCTTCATATCTCACAAAGTTAGCTGAGAAATTAAGGGAGCCCATTTTACGCAGAAGAATGAGCGTAGTTTCTTCTGGGGTCATTTATTTCCATACCTTTTTCGATAATAATACCTATTACTTCTTTTGTTTGCACAAAGTCTACAACGAGTAACTAGTTTATGGCCTTTGAATTCTTTGATAATGAATCTCTTTAAATGCCCGCATTTAGGCCATATTTCATTGCGGTCTTTATCATAAACGCGGGCATTCTTTTTCATTGGCTTTTGCCCTTTATATCCATATTAAAGAGCTTGGTTAATTCATCAATATCAGGAGTTCTATTCTTCTCCCATTCTTCAACGATCCATGCTACAGCTAATTTCGAGGAAATGATTTGAAGTAACTGAATCAAAACCCCTTGATCCATGTGATCTTTAGGAGAATGGTCGCAATACTCTAATTGGATTAGAGTAAGAATACATGATGCGTGAGTAAACATATGAAGCCGGGTTGTGGTGTTATATGTCTCCCACGCATCAGCTAAAGCTGAGGTTGTGGTTTTATCCATATTGATGGCATCTGTAAATCGAGACATCATTTTCTCTCTGTCATCAACAGGGATTTCTTCAAACTTCTTATATAGTTCATTTGGAGAGTGGGTCATTTAATTTTCCCCGCTTCTAGATTAGCTTTAAACGACCCATCTCCCAACATACCACGTAACCCGGGAGATAGATATTTAAAGGCGTCTCTAAAATTAACTTTAGTTCTATCAAAGACTAAGAAGATCCCCCCAGTTTCATCAGCGAGTCTCTTCATCATAAGATGATGAGCGTCTTCTTTATCAACGTCATGCTGATTTTCAACAATCAAGACTACATCTACCGGGGTTTTATCTCTCTTAGCCGTAGCTATAACTGCGTCGCTAAGACTATATCCATCAGATGTATCACCATCAGTAAAGATGATGTAATTTGTTGCCGCGGGCGTAGCTCTTTGAGCTTCTTGAAGTATTCTAAATCCCGGCGTACCACCAGAATCTTGAATAGTCTCAATTAATTTCGCTAATACAGGCAAATTAGTATCCATCGGAATAGCTTCCATGTTAAGAGGATGAATACCGACCGCTGTATCATTGGGAGTGCAGTTTTTGAGAAATTCGATGGTCCCAGCTTTAGCATCGGCCAACTTACTACCAGCCATGCTGCCACTATCATCAAATATGATGCGATAACGTTTGCGGGCATCTTTAACCTCTACATAAAGAGACTTCGGCGTAGCCGAATCTTCCATTGATTTAGATACCGTTTGCAGATTTCCTTGAGCTGCTTTTGCAGCTTCAAGTTTTTCTGTTAAAGATAATGGACGTTTTGGAACAAATGCCATACTATACCTCTTTCTATTTATTGTTATAGATAGTCCAAAGCTCATTAAGCTCAGACATCTTTTTAGCATCACCACCCATATCTGGGTGATACTTACGCACAGCTTGGAGATACATCTTTTTTGTCAACTCAACTTTAGCATCAGTGACTCCGATTAAAGATCGAAGTTGCGCATCTATTGACGCAGGAGTTCTAGTATCCGTGGACACTGGTTGACGGAAGAAATCATCGTGATTTACTTCGGCTTCTACTTTAGCTTTAAGATCATCCCAGTCTAAAACTGGATCACCAGCATATTTTTTTGTCGGCTTCAGGAACTTATCCATATCCTGATTCTCAATCAACATATGCGCTTTAATATGAGCAGGAGTGAAATTACGATAAGCTCCTATATAATACAACTCTAACAATTGCAGTATCGCAGTTCCTTCAAATGTCCACACCTGAGTACCTGGGTCATAATCTCTACGAGAAGATGGAACTTGTTTGAACATCGCAACAATATGATCCATCTCTTTGCGATTAATATGATTTTTGATAATTGAATGCCCTTTGCCAAGATTATCATCACTTAGATAAATTTTGACGTAAGTTGTATTTGATATTGCTAATTTAAAATTAATCTTCTGATAATGCGTGTAAATCATTGAAATACCTCCTTTTCTTTATTTTTATGTTCTTATCTACACATATCTAAATGTGTATATAAAAACATAAGGGGCTATTTCTAGCCCCTTACGTCTTCAGTAGTAACATCAAGCGCCCTTGTTGCCGCTTATATTATTTGTTTTACTGAAGAGACATAACCGCGAGCCACAATGCATGGTATTCTGCATCCGTCTTACCCGGATACAAAGTACGCAAGCCAGCTTTCATATTAATTTCAGCCTTCTCATTATCACTGAGATTACGCCGTTGAGTTGGCTCACGGAGGAGATCAATTGTATCAAAAGCATCTGCCTGAGGATTAAACGCGAGTTGTGTCGCATCATCCGTTGTCTCAGTCAAAACGCCGTTGATCTTTTGATTGAACTTCTGATCTAGACCCCGATTAAAGATATTCACAAACTCATCAGGATCAGGGATAATTTCAGAACACCCTTCAACAGATCCAGCTTTATAACGCTTTACAGTCTGCTCTAGACCAATTTGAAAGCCCGAATCAGGAGCATCGAGTTTATTCCAAAAAGCGTTATCTTTACCAGCTGTGCCAAAGCTTGTTTTAACAATCTTCTTACCTTCAGCATCGAGCTGAACATAAGTGCGATAGGTTTCATTCGAGGTCTTAATAGATTGACCAGTGGACGTGGGCGTGAGAGTTGCGGTAGCCATTGTTATTGCTCCTTGTAATTTTACTTCTGATTAGAACTCACTGTGAGTTCTGTAAAATCCAATTTACTATGTTGGATTTTACAGAACCCGCTATGGCTCTGTCAAGTGGAAAGAGAGTTAGTCTATTGGATTTTCCTTCTTCCCCCCTGTGGAAAACCGCGCCAAAGGCGCAATTGTATTTATATTTGCAGGCGCTTGGGCTGTAGGAGCGGATTTCATTGCGACGTTTAATTTAATCTTATTTATATCAGACAACTCTGCGTTTGCAACTAATCCGTTACCTTCAGCAATTTCCGCGCTGTCTTTATCGTAGCAATCTTGACTACAATACTCAAGTGCCCACGTTGGTAACACGGCTATTTGATCTTGGCCTGCGAATTGTATTTTGTTTCCGCAGTAAAAACAATCGCTGTTTATCCGTGGCAACTAAAGCCTCCATTCTTAGAGTTTCTTCTTTAAACCATGACTCAACTTCCAAGGGAGTCATTTTATGCAAAATCTTGATTCTTTTTACAGCTTTCAAGAGAGTTGGATCACGACCATGTTTAGAATGTGCTTCGTGTATTGATAGAAGCACATCCCCGGGAATGAATTTATATGAGAGAGGATCTTTATCTGGCATAAAATACTCCAATTACTTTAACCACAGATAGAGGCTCGATCAATAAGATAACGTGCCCCCGCACGTTAAATATTTGGTTATTGTGAGCCTCTAGCTTTAATTAAAGTTTAAAGATATGGTATATCTTTACGCACCATGAATAGAGCGAAAGCGGTGCATAAGAGATAGCCAATGATACCAATTATTAGCATCATTTATTTATTCCTGTCCTTTCAATACATATATTGCAACTGCCATGATTGAAAGAAAGATTATAACGCTCAAGACTCCAAAAACTGTGAAGTCTTGAGCGTTTCGTTGGATTTGGGTGAAATCGTGCATCATAAATTAATCTCTTTCTTCACCCTTACCGGGAGTTAAAGTATCCCACGGCTCAGCATATATATTAAGATCCCTCATACAAGTATATTCTTCTTGTTGTGAAAGAATCTTATTAAGCTGAGTTTGCAGGTCGCTTCGCTCTTGCTCAAGTTGCTTGATATATTTATATTTCTTAGCCACAGCCTCAGCACGTTCCCAGTTTATATCAATCAAAGGTGTTGTATCCATGATAATATCACCTTTGAGCTTTGTGATTAAATCCAAAGACAAATCTTTGCAATTCGGTTGATCTGGACAAGTATCTTCCATATTAACTAGAAGATACAAAAAAGCGGAGTTTAATACCTCATATCCTCGCTGACTCATTGTAATACCTCCCGCCTGCATACCAATCGACCCAACTATGATTCATTAACATAGTTACCAACCTGATGTTGGCTTCGTTTTTGATCTAGATATGCAGGCGGCAGCTATTACTTAAGCTGCCTAGTCTGCCGCACTTCGTGCCGTTATTGCTGCCACACCCATTTAACAAATGGGAAAGCATCTTGAACTGAGCTGATAAAGAACGCTACATATAAAACTAATAGCGCGCCGATGTAAATGTGAGTTTCGTATTGACCGAATTTGTTCATTTTTATTATACTCCAGTCTGCTGGGATTTATTCTGATATTTTAATACGTGGAATAGCTTTTAATTGCAGACAACTATTACACACTGATTCTTCATCAGGTGTTAACATAGCCATACAATCAATACATTCTCGCATTGACTGCCCACTATCATTAGCCATCCCAGGAAACATCTCATTTATAGCCTTATCTGCTTTATCTGGGTTTCTAAGCATACTGAGGATACTTGTTTTATTATCCTCAAGGCCATTTTTAAATTTTTGTTCGCGTATAAATTCTTGTTCGGCTTTAACTTTAGCGAGAGCTAATTTATTATACGCCTCAGCAGGTGTACAATTATGTTTAATACAAATCTCTTTAATCAATTCATCCTCAGCGCTTTGTATCTGTTTTTCAGCAGATACTTTAGCTTTACGCCCGGGATTTACATCATTACGTATCTGTAACTCATTTGCTGATTGCTGAGCTACTTTAAGTGCCGCTGAGGCTTTAAGAACATTTAAAGCGGCTCTAGTTCTTTCTCTCTCAAGCTGCTTTTTAGTTTTAATCTCCAATATACGTGTCATATCACCTTGTATTCTTATGATCTGATACCTATATTGCTTTAACAACGTTTTCTCACTAAAAGTGAGTGTGTTTCTATTTGCCTCAAGTTCATTAACCGCCTGCATGAACCATTGCTGGTATTCATTAAGTTGGTCAATATTAAAGCTACGGGTAGCTTTAAGAATATCGCTGTATGCCGGTTGGGTGAGTGTGTCCATACCCTCAATCATATAGGGGTCACCCGAGCGTGTCAATGGTTGGAGCCATACCCCAACCCGTGTATGTCCTTGATTCCACACACGATACACCCCACTTACCCACATATTTTTAAATACACCATTTTCAAGGGGGTATACCCTCCCCTTCCTCCATAGCCGCGCGGAGAGAGTTTTCTTATATGAGCTAGCTCTAGCTTATATAACTCTCTTCTTATTTATTAATTTTTTTTTTTTTTTTTTTTTTTAATAAATAATAGGGAAAATTCTGGGGGAGCAGCTCAGCCATACCCGGGACGGTAGGGTGGCCCCCCTAAAAAATGGTGTTTTTAAAAAAAAGAACCAAGAGAGTGCGTATATTCTTTGTATTCAACGCTTTCCGCGTTCTGGGGTAGGGCACGAAAGCGACCCACGCCGGGGTGAATTACGCGCTACTGATTCCAAAGGACATATCCCCTATTAGAGCGCATAGGCCATTTTACGCGAAACAGTAACTACAGAACTCGATTCTGTAGCGCTTCCTGATACATATCCAGCACGCGCTGGACCCACGGTTCGGAGATTAGTTCTGGGTGCGCTTGTAATGTATCGTGGATGGTTGATTCGCAGCGGATGGGAGGAGGAATCCGGACTAACTTTGGCTTGGCCGCCATTAGTCTAGATTCCTCCCTGATCCGTTGCGCGGTTAGGTAGATGTGATCGGCGGTGGTCATGCTAGTACCTCAATCTGAGCACGTTCGATAATATCTATTGCGTCCCAGATTGCCCGCATGTATCTGGCATCTTGAAATTGTACAGCACTCAGATAATCGTGAGTGCTGTACAAGACTTGAAATGCTGCTATGTAGTTGACTGGCATCTTAGCCAACCTTTGCAGGTACAGCTTCGATCTCAGTCACAAGCTTCTCAGCTGGAAGGATGCGGCCCTGTTTGAGGTAGATCTCATGGTAAACCGTGTTGATTCCCCCAAACGTGTGGACTTCTTTACTCAAGCCAGCAGCATTGTAAAAATGCTGCAAGCTTTTGTAAGAGCCATTGTTAATCATAAGCACGGCCGTGTCCTTCACGATGTTCAACTTCTGCCGTGCTATCGGCTTCTCCTGTGCCTTCAACTGTTTGTTGATAAACTCAGTGAGCCAGACCTCTTCCGTCTTTCCCGTTGACTTGACAATCGTCTTGAGAATCGCGGCAGCTTCAGTATTGAGCGTGATGTTCATTGTAATACCTCACTTTCAGCTTCGCTGGTATGGTCGCAGCAAAGGTTATGGTTGTCAGATAGACCATAGCTTAAGCTATGCGTCTGACTATGAGCTATGCGCTCTAATAGAGGATATGGGGTCATGTCAAAGAACAGATGCGATATGTGCTCTGGGTCATCGGCGCTGTGGAAGCACCTCCGAACCAAAGGTCCGCCGTTCGCCCGGGCTCTAAGAGCCGCACTCACGAACTAAGACAATCCTACGCTATAGGGAGCGCAATGTAAATGTAATAGTCACTTTTCTTTTAGTTATTACTTAGTATATAAATAACTGCTTTATTATCAACTACTTACGAGCTTACTAAACCTTAGTAAGTAAGTATATGTATCAGTCACAGTGACAGTTACTTAGGCGAACAAAAGGCGAATCTAAGCGCTTAGAATAACCGCTTAGACTACTTACTTAGTAAACTTTAATTAGTAACTAACTCTTTTAGAATCAACAGCTTACAGACACAACCAGGGGGGCAAATAAAAGAGGACCCATGCGACGCACGCGTCGCATACCCATAAATAAAATTTTACAAAAAATTCAACTTTACACTAATTAAATTAAAAACAACTCTATTAATTTTCCTAGCTTTATTAAGCTCTCGCGTATACACCCGGGCGAAGGGCCTTGTCTGTATAATTTTGGCCTAAAAAATGGGTTTTTTGGCCTTGCCCTATCCTTATATATAGGGGCATACTACCAGTGTGGTCGAGCCAGCGAAGCTGGCTTTAAAGGTGCATGTAATGAGGCAACCCACGGCGGCGGAGGCCATAGCGACATATCTCCTCAAACAACGGCGACAAGCTGAAGAGAAACGCGAGACTAAAGCTGTGGCCGTGGAAACCTCTACTGCGTTTGATAGGCAAGGCAGATTGAGTAGGACAGGAAAAATTAATGTTTCTACTTCTGATAGCGATACTAATTTTTAACTTATTCTTAGTTATAAGGAGCATTATGGCGACAACTCCGGTATCTCAGGCGACGTTTGATGCAGCGCTTACAACTTTCACAACGGCTTTTAATTCACTTCTGGCCTCAGTTTCAAGCATTGAAACTGGACTTTCAGAAGTCGAGGCGGCGCTAACTGCGGCTCAAGGTTCTTCAACTCCCACGGATTTTAGTTCAGAGCTTGCTACAGTTCAAAACCTTCAGGCTGAAGTTGCGGCGGCGCAAGCTAATGCCGCGACAGCTATTGCTTCGATCCCTACTTCAGTAACCCCCCCTCCCCCCGCCCCGCCCGCAGCGACTTAACTTTAGTCGAATTAAATTGGTATATAGGACTAAATTAAATGCTGACACCTAATGGTAATACCTCGGCTAAAGTAGCTCCCGGGCGCTCATTCAAGCGCACGCTACGGATGGAACTAATTTGTCGTCTAGAAATGCAGGGATGTACAGAGGATGAAATAGCTTTCAGTCAAGGTATTACCAAGGTGCGGGTAAATCAGATTAAGAGAACTCCAGAATACATAGCATTGCGGATGTCTCTTTATACTGGGGTGGTAGCTGATGCTAATCGGGATATGTTCAGCAATCTTCAAGATAACCGGGACGCCGTTAAAGACATCGTTCCTGATGCTATGCAAGCGATAAAAGACGCAATTTATGACAAATCACAACCTGCCCTTAGACTTAAAGCTGCTCAGGACTTTCTTGATAGAGAGGGCAGCTTTGTTAAGGTTAGCAAAACTGAAGTCAAGAAAACAGTTCTATATGACTTCGACCAGCATGAGAGAGTATCTGAGGACTTGCTTTCCATTCTTCAACAAGGGGCAGATAAATCTCTTGACTTTGATGAACTTGGAATCGGAGATTTCAGCCAAAACGCTGCTGATGTTAAAAGTGCAGATGCAAATTTACAAAAAGCGTTTGATTTAATTGACGCGGTTAATAATGAGAAGAAGCCGACTATAAACTAATGCCTACATTAAGTCCACATGGGGTCGAAGAACTAAGTGACACGCTAAAGCGTGAGGATGATTATGTCTATGATACACTTGGTGGTAAATACATCCCAAGGACTGTGGTTAATAGTTGGAGACTCATCCCCACGAAGGGTTTGCAAAACGCTGAGTCACGTAGGGTTGCTTACCGTCTTAACTCATTTCAAAATCTCTACTACTTTGCAATAAACGTTTTACATAAAGATAAGTTTCAAGTAACAACTCCTCTTAGTCGTAATCTCCATTTTCAAATGTGTATGGTTGTAATGAAAGATGGCCTCAAAGAGGTTATTGAGATTCCGCGCGATCATTATAAAAGCACGGTTTATAGTGAATGTTTTCCCATCTGGCGTGCCCTTCCTTTTACAAATCAAGATGAAGATTTAATGGGGCGTTTTGGAGCTACGCCTATGTATCTTGAATGGATGAGGAAAGCACATAACCAGGATATAAAGATTATTTTAGTATCTGAGGTTCAAAAGAATGCTGAAAAACTCGGCCGTAGAACAAGGAACCACTATGAGAATAATGAGTTCTTTGCCAGATTATTCCCTGAAATTATTCCCGATGGAAAATCTGGAGTTTGGACTAATCAGTCCTTACATCAGAAACGGTCTGAAAAATCTTCAGGGGACGGTGAAGGGACTTTTGATTTTATCGGGGTTGGTGGTGCTCTGCAATCTACTCACTATGATCTTGCTATTGAAGATGATCTTGTCGGGCGTGAAGCTTTAAAGTCAGAAACGGTTATGTTAGATACCATCGAGTATCATCAGCTACTCGCGGGGGCAATGGATGCAGACGCTAAAAATGCAGGGCGTGATTTCGACGAGATCGTTGTTGGAAACAGATGGTCCTACAAAGACCTCAACTCACATATACGTACTAATGAGCAATACTTCAACTTTACTAGGCACTCGGCTCTTGGAGGGTGTTGTTCATTACATCCTTTAGGCGAACCTATTTTCCCGGAGGCTTTCAGTGTTGCCAAACTTGCGCGTTACAAACAACGCTTCGGAACTTATTTTTTTTCCTGTCAGTGGCTTAACTTTCCGATTAATCCAGAGCGATGCAAATTTAGCCTTGCAAATCTCAGATACTTCCACTACGAATTTGATAACAGTGGGTCTACCTTTCTCAGAGATGAAAGAGCTGGCGAGCTTCCTCACGGACGAGATTACAAAACGGGAACGGATCTTGGACGTAAAAAAAGGCCAATTAAAATCCGTCATAAAGTCTTTGAGGGCGATGTAGAGGAAGACATCTCGCCACGTAATTTAACTCGATATATGGTAGTGGACCCTAATCATGCAGGGGCGAAAGGGAGATGTAGACATGCTATTAGCATTACTGGAGTTAGACAAGACCGGAGACGCATATATTTACTTAAAGAATGGGCAAAAGCTTGTAGCGTGCAAGAATTTGTCGATACGATATTTAAGCTGGCTCTTGCGTTCAAAATTACTACAATTCATTTGGAAACCGTGGCGGCTCAAAAGTATCTCAAATTTCACTTGGAATATTTCATTACTGTCAATAGAGATAAAAGTGAATGGGCAGGTATTGAATACATACGAATTGCTGATCTTAAATCTTCAAATACAGAAAACGCGAAGATTGAACGTATTGACTCCTTTGTTCCAATAACGGAGAGAAAAGAATTTTGGGTTAACGCTGACGACTGCGCCATTGTTAGAGAGGAAATGGAAACTTATGGAAACAGGGGTGCATTAATAGACCTCCTGGATACTTTAGGCTACGGGACACAAGTATGGAACTTTGAAGATCAAGACGAAGCAGAACTTGAAGCTCTATTACATACTCAACAGCAGAGGTTTATTAGAGCGCAAGCGAGGGCTTAGTGACCCTATATCAATATATACATGAATTAATCTTCGGAGCATTGGCTGTAAACGTAGTTTTATTTTTTGGAATTATCAAAAATGGTTGGAAGTTGTACAAGGTAATAGATGAAAAATTTGAGCAACATGATGTTTTGTGGGATGATTATTGTTACCGTGAAGGTTTAAGAAAAGACCGAGTTCATGGTAATATGTTAAGAAGAGAAGCAAAAATTAAAAAGGAGCACCAAAATGGATCCGCAGACGATACCTCAGCTTAATCCTTCAGGAGCTAAAACTATTGCAGATGTTCCACATGCTGCTGCAATTAAGCATCCTAATTGGTTTATTCATTTTAGTGAAAACATCGGTCACGCGATTGTAGATATTTTTAAGTGGGCACCTACGGTTGCGAATAAGGTTATTTTTGTTCTTGAAGCAGAGTCAAAGCTTACGCCGGAGTTTTTGTCAGCTTTGAAAACCTTTATCACTGATGCTGCTGTAGTAGCTGGATCAGCAGCAGGGGCGGTTGCTAATAAAGGTGTCAATCCTACGCTAGACGTTGCAACATTTACAGCGGTGGAACAGTTGGTAAAAGATTTTGTTGTTTTTTACCCAGTTCTTCAAGCCGCAGTAGGAGCTTTAGAAGGTCATGTCCCTACGTCAAGCGCACTTCCGGGAACAGTCACGGCGGCTGAAGCTAGCGCAACAACTTCTACTGGAGTTTCAGTTGAGCCAACCGCAAACCTTCAAGCCGTTGCCGATAATATGGCCAATGATGCGGGTGAAACGCAGAAACCAGTTTCAAAGTTCGTGGCTAAAGTCGCTTCACCTACCGTAACTGAATCAAGTGTTGTAGTTAATGAGACGCCTACTGAAGTAAAGGTGCCTGAATAACTTATGTCAATGAATCCCCCAAAGCGCGTAGATTCAGAAGAGTTCGGACTTGATGAGTTCGGACATCTTTTGAATTATATTGAGGATAAAGTTCCTTTTGTTCTTAGGAAAACGCGCGCTTTGAGAGAAGAACTTCTTCCTAAATGGGTCCGCATTTACCGTGGGGTTCCCGCTGAAGAACACAAGACCTGGCCCTGGCCCGGGGCCAGTAATCTTGTGATACAAGTTGCCGCTACTTATTGTGACGAGCTTCTTTCAAGAGTAATGGCGATGTATAATATGGAGCCTTTGTATAATGTCAAGGCTCTTGGTAATTTTGATGCAGCTAAAGTTAATTCTGGTACTGAACAGGCAGAGATTTTAGAATATTTCATGCAAGATTGTGCCTATGAGCCAGAGGAATTAGACCTTTATAGGGTTGAAGAGACGGGATTTAGCTCAGCAATTCGCTATGGAACCGGGGTTTTTAAGTTTCCGTGGGAATATGTTGTAGAAAATGCCCCAATTTACATCGGCGGAGGTACTCAAGAGGGGACTAAAGCAACTTATGTCCCGATGAAAGATAATTCTCAGAAAATTATCAAGCGCGATGGCCCACATCCTGAGTCAATTCCTTTGAATGACTGGTCATTAGATCCAAAATTTCCAAATTTAAACCTTGCGGACTTTAAAACGCATACACTTCACTATAATTATTATGAATTAATGCGTTTAAAGAACAACCCTGATATTTATGACCCTGAAACTATAGATAAAGTAGCAAAACAACCAGACCCTATACCGGAATTTCGCCGGCAGATTGAAGAACAAAAGTCTGTTGAAAATGAACCGGGGAAATCTAGTGATAACTATGATATTCAAGAGTCTTGGTTTACTTATCAGAAGGGGCCTCATCTTCTGCGGCTCATATCTTACTACCATGTGGGAACCAAATCTCACCTCGGAGTTATATACAACCCCTATCCCGATAACGAAGAACCATTTGAAGATTGTAAGCTCGCATACGACGACGACACTTATTTTGGATACGGTTTCTGTGAGATGTTGGAGGCATACCAGAGGGAAGTATCAACTACGCATAATTGGCGAATTGATAACAGACACTTTGCCACAACCGGGGCAGGACGTATTAGTAAGAATTCCAAGCTCAGTTCTATACTCCAACTATATCCAGGAGTTTTGATTCCGGCAGACCCAGAAGAAATTGAAGCGCTTCAGTTCGGCTCTAACGCTATGGCCTATAGCACGGAAGATGAACAACTTACCCTTAGTTTAGCTGGAATCAGGGCAGGTGTAGACCCTGCTTCTGGAGGTAGTGGCGGTGGAATTGTTAATCAGAAAAAAGGTATTTACAGCGCTCAAGGCACTGCAATGTCAATGCAATCGCAGAATAATCGCAATAATCTGCGTATGTCTGATATGCGTAGCTGTCATATTAGAATGGGCCGTAAGATGCTTCGCATGTACGCTCATTTTGGACTTGGTAACAAGATTAGAAAATACGGTGATAAAGCTGAAGTTCTCAAGATGGCTCTTGAGAACTACAAGGCAGATAAACTTGGCCTCGTAATTAAGCCTACCACAGCCTCCATGAATAGAGAGATGGAGAGGCAAAATGAGATACTTCTTACTACTACATTGGAGCGGTTGTACGCGGGCGACTTGCAACTTATGCAGGCTATTACTCAAGCCGCTTCGACTGGAGCAGGTAGTCCGTTGGTTGAATTAATGAAGGCGCAGCTTAATGCAAAGCAAGTGTTGATGAAGTCTCTGCTTCGTTCATTTGGAAGAGAAGATGCAGAAAGATTGCTAGCAATGCCACAGGGGGTTTTACAATTTATTCAGGAGAATAGAGACAATGCCGGAGCCCAACAACAACAGCCACCTCAGCCAGGAGGAAGTCCTCAAGCAATTAGTCAGCAACCGGGCCAAAATCAAGGAGTGGTTCCGATCGCCGGTGGGGCAAATTCTGGTCCAGTTCCTATCCAATGAATTAGAAGATGCTAAAGAAAAACTTTTATACACACGAGAATTAGAACCGGGGTATAGACGAGCTTTGATGGAGAAGATGACTGAATTTGATTTTCTAGTTAATCTTCCAGATAATCTTTATAAGCTGGAGTTAGCTAGTAGTCAAAAAGCTCAACAAGTTGGTCCACCGATAGAAAAACAAATATATCAAGCTGTAGTAGAGGGGAAGGCTTAATATGGGGAAGAGATTTTTATGGGGTAAAGATGATGATGAATCATCTACAGATGAGATCGAGATCAAGCCAAAGGAAGTGAAAGAAAAACTTGATAAGATCGAGGGTCTTGAGACTAAGTTTACAGAGTTTCAAACCAAATCAACAGCAACTTTAGATAGGATGGCTTCTTATCTGGATGAAGTAGCACAGGCTAAAGAAGCTGCGCGGTTGGCTGATGAAGCACGGCGTACTGCACCTAAAACGCAGCCAACTAAAACTGCTGAAGAGATTCAAGAAGAATGGATCAATGATCCTCAAGGCGCGGCGAAACAAATGCTTGATCCGTTGATGAAAGCTAACGCTCTTACTGCATCGCGCGTTATGAGACGTGATATGTTTGATGATGGTAAAGAGTATGAGTTTTATCATGGGGAGTTTAAAAAGAAGGTCGATAATTATATTGACAGCCTTCAACCGGGTCAAATGACTGACCCAGCGGCAATTAAGAACTGTTATTACTTAGTTCTTGGCCAAAGTCAAAAAGAGATTGCTGAAGGTAAAATGAAGTCTAAATTTGCCGCGGCTTCTACTCCAGGTCACGGAACAGGTAATGTTGGGCCTGATACAAATAAGCAGGCTGTTCTTACGGATCTTGAAAAGAAAGCTGCAAAGAGCTTTGGTATGTCTGAGGATGACTACATGAAAAGGAAGAACGAGGTAGTGTATGTCTCCTAATGAATTTGTTAGTAAGTTTCCAAAAAAGCCTGTAATAGCTGAAGATAATCAGGATGTTAAGGTTAATGAAGATGTTTTTATTGGCCTTGATGCTCCTGATAATGCTCAGGTAGAAGCAAAACTAAGGGCACAGGCAGAAGAAACCGGGCAGCTTAATCTACCAAATCTCCCTATTATGCCCCCGCAGCCTGTGACAAACGAAGATATGCTTCTTGCACGGATTCGGGCTATGGAAGCGCAGTTGTTTGTGCTAAAACAAGGTAGAGATGGGGTAAAAGTTCAAGCTAAACCTGAGAAACAGATAGTTTTGGACTTCCAAAAACTTCAAGAAAAAGATGTCTTTAATATGGACATTCCTTTTGAAATAGTAGATCACGATCTTCCTGACTACATTAAAGTAGAGCTAAAGGATCAAAACTATGTTCCACGGTGGGTTAACAAAAACCCCCGTAGACTAGGCCCAATGAAAGCTCAAGGTTGGACTTTTGTAACTAAAGACGATCTTGCAACTAAGCTTAAGATTGATCTTGATACTGATGAAAACGGGGTTTTCCGTTTTGATGATGTAATCCTGATGAAGTGTGAAAAAGCCAAATACTACGGTATGCTACGGCGTAATCACGAAAGAACTTTAGCTCAAGTAAATCCAAAAACAGCTCATATAACAGCGAAAGCTCAGGTTCAAAAAGATTTAGCATCAACCAGTGATGGGGCTGGGGAATATCAAAGATATACCAGTTTAGGTAAGCTGGAAGTTTACGTACCAGGGCAAGACGGCATCTAACAGATGCTTAAATCTAGTAAAATGGAGTTATAGTGGCCGCGAATCTTACTGTTCATACGCCAATTATTCCACTCATCACTACCTCAGGTAACACTGAGCAAACTATGGGTATTCCTGAAAAGGCTACTCAGACGTTTAAATTGGGAGTGGTTGTTCAATTAAACGCTGGCTACGTTCAGCAATGGGACGGTGCCACTTATACACAGGGTTGCTTGGGAGTTTCACTTATTCCCGCAAGTAACCTTGCTTCAAATGGTCTTGGTGCTCCAGGTCCATTTCAGCAGATTGGTGGTAACGCGGCCATTCAAACTTATGGCAGTGTTATTAACCAACCTAACGCAGTTAACATAGCGCTTGGAACTCCTATCACGGATGGTCGTACTCTAGTAGCTTTGGCTAATAGTGATACCATCTTTGAAGGAATGGTCGATAATAGTGCTGGTGCCGTTGCTTCGGATTACACTCCAGTTCAATCAGATGTGCTAAAGCAATTTGGCATTACTATTGATGCTGGTGGAACGATGTATATTGATCGCGGCAAAACTACCGTGGGCACTAATACATGCGTTCAAGTAACTCGCATTAACCCAGTTCTAGGCTCCGTTGTAAATGGTCTTGTTGAGTTTGTCTTTACGTCTCCTCAGCAATATCCGTAGTCCCGTAGTTAATTAGCGTAAGTAAATCTGTTTTATTGAGGTAGTAAATGAGTCAAGTAAGAGGTGCATTTCCACAGCTAATGGCTCCGGGGCTTAAACATATTTATATGGACGCCACGGAATATGAGCAGAAGGAAAAGCAATATCCTATGCTCTTTAATGAAGAATCGTCTGACTCTGAATATGAGCAGGAACTTGAAATGGCTGGTCTTGGGCCATTGCAAGAGAAGCCCGAAAATGCTTCTACTGCTTATAACAACATGATTCAGGGCGGTTCTAAGCGTGCTGTTCATCTTACCTATTCACTTGGAGTAAGAACTTCAAAGGAACTATGGGACGATGATAAGTATGGAATCATCAAAATGGGGCCGAAAGCCCTTGCTAGAAGCACACGCTTTACTGAAGAAGTTATTGCGTGGAATATCATCAATCAGGGATTTTCCACAAATATCACTACCTTCGATGGTCAGGCGTTGTTTTCTAACCAGCACTACCTCTTGGGAGGCGCTGGCGCTACTAATATCGGCCCTGGTTTGGCCAACGTTATTAGTGCTGCCGGTACTTATCCTAATAGGCCACCGACAGATATTGATCTTTCTGTTGCTGGGTTGCAGTTGGCTACTAACTATGCTAATCGCATGGTTGATAACCAAGGTATGCCTATTAATGTTAAGTTCAAATACCTCGTCATCCCGCCGGAACTTGTCTTCATAGCTAGGGAGATTTTGGGTTCCAGTGGTCAGCCTTATAGCTCAGATAACACTATCAACTCTATACTTGCGGAAGATTACAAGTTTATGGTTGGTAATTATTTGACTTCAGGCTCAGCTTGGTATTTGTTTGTGGAAAAAAAGTATCATGCACTCAAGGTCTTTATGAGGGAAGCTCCTAATACTGACTTTGATGATGATTTTGATACGGATGCAGTTAAACAGAAGACACGCATGAGAATGAGCGCTTTTTGTCCAAGATGGCAGGGAACTTTCGGCAGCAACGGCCCTTAAGTCCTTTAGAATGAGTCACTTACGACCAAAATGCCCTCCCCTTGACGAGACGACCCTGCCAGGGTAGACTCAAAAGAGGAGGGCAAAATGGAAACTCAAGTATGTGTTCAGTGTGGGATAGAAAAACAATTAACTGATTTTAATGTATCATTTCAAGGTGAAAATGCAAAAGCGGGATTTACCCAGCGAGTAAATTATAAAAAAAGATGTAAAACTTGTTATTCACGACGTGAGCGTTTAAGAATTAGATTAGCTTTTATTAAAGCTTTTGACTCTAGATGTGAGTGTTGTGGTGAAGATGATCCTAGATTTTTGGGCTTAGATCATAAACAAGATGACGGTAATGAGCACAGATTAGCTTATAATTGTCAACAAATTTATTATCAAGCTAAAAAGGAGGGTTATCCTAGAGATAAATATCAGTTGCTTTGTCATAATTGTAACTTTGGTAAATCAACAAATAAAGGTATTTGCCCACATAAAAGCCAAAGTAAGGAAGATTATCTTAAGGAAATTGAAGAGTTTACTAGTCATACAAATCTTGACGCGAGAAAAAATTACAACAAAGAAGGTCTAAAATATGGACCTCAAGGTATTAAGATAAGTCAAGGAGTTAAAATGTTACAAGATTTGGGTGTGACTAAAGAGATGTTAGACATGGCGCTTTCTAAGATTAGTAGCCGCACTGATCTTATAGAATAGCGCCGCCCCGGGAGCTAAATAGCCTGCTCCGGCACTTAGCTCCCTTGGGTAAATGTAATAACTGGTGATATAAATGGCCTACGGAAAAAGAAGTTTCTGGGTAGATCCGTGGCACTATTGCTCACGTTGCGATATTAAGACTCACATCAACCAACTTAGTTGGCAACGCGGCGCTTTACTTTGCAAAACCTGCACAGACAAAATGCTTCTCGGCCAGCGTGAAATAGAAATCTCCGATGTACTAGGAGACGGGCAACAAGAATTTGCACCAGTAGCTAAACTTCGGGAGCCTACCGTAACTGAGACTTCAGACGATATACTTCTATAATTAATTCTTCAGCAGCCGCGACCGGAACGCATTGTAATAATCTCCGGGGGAAGAAAATATGTCAGATACTCGTGGTAGGTGGACAGCTTCTACTCCTTTTACAGACGGGCAACTTTTTCTAGGTGCCTCTAAGTTTACACCTCTCGTAGCTGCCTCAGCTGTTCCAGCAAGTGCTGGAGCGGGGTTATTCACTCTTAACATTCCAGCTTCTACAACTGCAAACCTTTTTGCGGAACTGAACCAAATTCTTAGAACTGGGCAGTTAGCAACTAATGCGGTTAACCAAGAGCAATTTGGAACTGCTGCATTAGTCCCTGGCCCTTCTGCTGTAGCTAATACTTCAGATCCATTGAATCTCCCTTCTGGTTTTCCACCTTGGACTAACTCTGTTAACCCAACTATCACAGGTGGTCAGAAAGGTGCGACTCCTAAAGGAATACAAATCAATTGGGTTGATTTGTCTTATGAAGTTGACACCGGCGCAATTACTTCTGCTACTTTTGGTTTGACAACTACCAAAATGCCTACGGTAGCAACTTCTGCTGCGCCAGTGGTAACTAACGTAATTGCTCTCGGTGCTAACGGTCTTCCTACTGCTGTAAACACCGCTGGTCAAGCTACACGTACTCGTATTACTGTAGCTTCTCCTACGTTCTTTACTTTAGACGGCACTGAAGTTATTGCTAACGCCAATTTTGTAACCCCTGCGGCTAATACAGTCAAATTTTACGGGGCTATTCTCGGCGTAACTTACAACTGGGCATAAGGAGGCGTCATGGCTAATTCATTCACAGGGCGCCAAATTATCGTAAACACCACTGGTTCAGTAGGTTTTGGCGCTAATATGAAGGTAATTGATGGCTGGTGGCAGGATATTACTGCCGCTGGCCAGGTTCTTACTTTCACGGATGCGGCTGGAAGATCGTTTAGTTTTACTAGTTTTAGTTCTGGAGGTACAGGTTTTGCTCCAGTTCCGATTGGGAAACTAGATTGGTTGGAAGGGCCACTTAACTTTACAGCGGTTCCTAGTGGTAATGTTTACTTAATTCTCGGCAATAAGTAGAAAAGGGGAAAAATGCAAATAGAACAAATAGAAAACTGGTTTACTTACCATGCACCAAGTAGTGATGATTTAGTCACTTATGATAAACTTCGTAATGCGGCTAAAGATTTTGCTAAAGCTATTAATGATCTTTGTCCTGAATCAGCAGACAAAACAGCTGCTATTAGAAAAGTACGTGAAGCTGTAATGACTGCTAATGCTTCTGTTGCTTGTAAAGGAAAGTAAATGGGTAAAATAGTTCCCCGGGGTCCAGGTCAACTAGAAATTATCTATGGTGGCCTGGAATCTCCTTTTCAAGGAATTGACGCTACTAAGAGTTCAGGGGTTTATTTATCCCCTAACGCTCTTGCTGCTGCACAGAACTTAACTGTGCAGGATGGTTATTTGAGTTCTATTTTTGTCAATTACCGTGGAAATCTTGCTGCGCCGACTTCATTAACAAGCTCGTATTATTATACTGTAGGCGATGTTACAGTCTATAATCCCAATAGCCCAGGGGTATATACTGAGACTACATGGGCTTTTGTAATCACTTCTACTAATGTTGGGCTTACTTTATATGAATATGCTAATGGTCTAGTTAATCCTAGGACTAATACTCTTATTCTTGCTACATTTAACAACTACACATCTGTTGGACCATTAGTCCATAAAACTATTAATGGTGTAGTTTATATAACTGGTCCAGGATTAGCAGCGATTTATGTTTATACCCCTAATGTAATCACTGGCTCAACATTAGCATTACTTACTAATTACGTAG